TTGCCAGCAATTCAATTTCCCAAGGCTTTTTAGTAGCGCGCTTTTCTATTGTTTGGGCATAGTCCTCTAGTTCTTGGAATGTAAAATCCTTGAACTGTTTTCCGCGATGTGATCCGTTTAGAATCTTAAATAGAGGCCCTACGGTCTTTTCTTCGGGCTTAAGTTCTAACTCCTGCATGCGAGCGCCGTCCTCTTTTAATGAGTCAAGAAGCTGTCCTGCGGGATCGTTGCGAATAGGTGCTAAGTCCTCGTCCATAAACTCTTCTGCCATATTTAAGCCCATTAAAATATCAGGGCACATTATCTTTAGCGCTTCAGAGACCGAGCGCCACCTGTACATAGTCATTTTTTGTTTTCGATAATTATCTTTTCCAAGAAGCCCCATCGCGCTTGCTTTGTCGTCGTTCCATGTCGCCGTATAGGAATCATTTCCACGTTTAATAGTGGTTTTAACCTCCCCTGTGGCTTCAATGATCTCAACGCTTAGGTCTTTAACCTTTGCCCTTGCTAATGCCAACATTGTCGCTGCCTTTAGAGTTGCCGTTCCATTTATCATTACAATGGAATTCAAAGCTTGGATTGGCTGAAATCCTAACTCTGCGCCCATAACCAGTGCCGCGAAAACCTCTTCCGGTTTATTCCTAAAGTGCATTGGCACGATTGTTGATTTCGCCAGTGTTGCCGCTAGCTTTACAGCTTGATTGAATTTTGTTTCATCGAAAAGTTGCAATTCCATTAGTCCTCCCTTGTTTTTAGTGAGGTTTGTTTATAATGAATGTCGGATTAAATCAATGCTTGTGAATTTATTTTAGAGGCGACCTTTTGGAGTTTGGAATTTACTTCAAGGGTAAGACAAAACAGGGCCATCAGGTCGCTTGGGCATTATGTAGCATGTAGATAAAAAAATTGCAAGCCTGTAAAAAGTTTAGGTTTTTGAAAATAACTTAGATTTATGTTGTCGAATTGTGTTTATGTTCGTAAAACAGAGCTCTATTTACTTCAAGGTGAAAAATGGAAATTAACGATACTTTCGGATTGCTTACTGTTATTGCGATTAAGGATAGTAAGTCTGTGTTGTGCAAGTGTCAGTGTGGAGCTGAAGTCGAAGCACTGAGAAAAAGACTTCTTGAAGCGCAGAAGACTCACTGTGGAAACATTGAATGCAGAAGAAATCTTAGAAAAATGAGACTGGAGCATAGAGGAAAATGGAAAAGGAATTGGCACTAGATAAAGAGGTTTATTATGCCTAAGTTTAGAGACATTACGGGGCAGAAGTTTTTTCTTTTGACCGCGCTTGAATACGTCGGAACTAATTCGACCACTGGGACAAATAGGGTTCATTACTATCCCGTGTTTAGGTTTCAGTGCGAGTGCGGAGAGGTATTCAATAAGGAGAGGCGAGCAGTTACAAGAGCAGAAGCTAGGACGTGTGGAAAATTAGAATGTAAAAGAAAATGCAATCAGATATACGGCAAAGGCGCCACTAGGAGTTAAGATGAGATTTAAAAACATTGCAGAATTAGTAAGAAGGAAAAGAGCGGAAACTGGACTGTCGCAGGCAGAGGTCGCGAGAAAAGTCGGTTACAAATTAAGATGCGGGCAGTTTATTTCAAATATCGAGCGCGAAAAGTGTTCTATTCCCTTGAATAAGATTAATAAGTACTCTGAGGTTTTGAGAGTATCGCGCGAAGAAATCAAAAAAGCTATTTTGCAGGACTTTAAAGATCACTTAGGAAGTCTATAATGGGGATCGTGCGCGGGCTCGAGGGTGAGAAAATATTAATCTTTGCTAAAAAAGGACTTTCCGAAAGAGGAATAACTTGGCTAAGGATTAAGAAAACGGACGACGGGTTCGAGTGCAAGTTGAACGATGGCGAATATGAAGGCGTTTCACTTTGTGGGAACTTCTGGACGCTTGTAAATTTTATTAGAATGGCGAGGGGGATTTATAAACTGGAGTAATGCCAAATGAAAAGAAAAGAATTTATGGAGATGATGAATAATAACCTATCCAAGGTGCATGTAAATAATGGACTTGTAGACACATGCAATATTATGATTTTTTCAGCGGGGGAGTACTCTGGGTTTTTAAATGAGTGCTTTCCCGACTTAGATCTATGTACCTCTCTGAATACATACTACTTTGGAAAGTATTGGATAAATCTTTCAGACGACGAAGAGAAATCAATCTATCAACTAAGAGTCGCCCTTCTTGCAGTATTTACAGCATGGGCTCTTAAGACTAAAGCGTATAGGGATTGGTAACAGTATGAAATGCGAAACCTGTACAGAGTACTTAACTCAGTTTGAATATGATTGTTTTAATGGAATTTGCGACAAGTGCCATGAGAATTTTGTTAAAGATGAGATTGCGTTTAAGCTTAAGGAGACTAAAGAAAATGACAACAAAAACAGCTAAGTTTTGGGTGAGTGCTGCTAACATGGATCGGATTAAGTCTGGAGGAATGGGCTCAGTTGTAACTGTTAATCTAGAGAAAACAGAATACTTTGTGAACGAGGTAGAAATCTCCTGGCAAGAGCCAAAGAAGAAAGTGAAAAAGTACAGGTGGGCTTATGGCGATTTAACTACAGAATTTGCATATGTGACAAGTGGTTATTACTCAACACTAGAAGAGCTTAAAAAAGGATTGTATGTCGATGTAAACCGCACACAAAAAATAGAATTTACAGAAATTGAGGTGGAAAGTGATGAATAACAAGGAGGGGGTGGTTGAGCTCATTGTAATTGGAAGCAAAAAACAAAGAGGCATTAATAACAAGATTTCTATATTAAACTTTGACCACATAAGATTTTTATCGAAAATAAGAGTGCGCAATGAGGGTGACTGTTGGGAGTTTATTGGAAAAGATCATAATGGATACAAGAAACATCATGTTTCACATAGGTGTATAATGTCGCACAGGCTTTCGTATGCTATTTTCAAAAACAAGCTAAATACAGACATGGTAATAGATCACATTTGCAAAAATAGAGGATGTGTAAATCCCGACCATCTTAGAGAAATTACAAATAAGGAAAACGTAACCATTTACAGCTCATCCCCTGTCGCTAAGAATTACATGAAAACAAAGTGTATAAATGGTCACGACTTGTCTGGTAAGAATCTAAAAATAACCAAGAGAGGTTATCGGCAATGTAGAAACTGTCAGAGAAATTATGGCGAAAAGTGGATATTAAAGAACAAAGAAAGGTTGATTAAAAAAAATGCATTGCAGACAGGTGAGAAATAAAATGAAAGACAAAAAAGACGAGATCATTGAGGAGTTGAAAGAGGCTTTGGGTTTTTATGCGGACACTAAAAACTGGGAAGGAATATCTGGTCACACCAGATTCATGTCTAATCTTAAAATAACGGACTGCGCTTATTTTAACTGCGGAGGAGGAAGAGCTAGACTTGCCCTCAAAAAAGTTCAAGAGCTTGAGCAAGGAAGTAAAGATGAACACTAGAAGCATATCAACATATAATCAACTTAGAAAGCTACCGATGACCAGACTGGAGATTTCTGATAGGGCTTTGGAAATAGCAGAATTAATGACCGCTAATCCTCATCCTAAAAACCTAGTTGCATGTATTGGCAGAATGAAGGTTTTATCTAAGGTCGTATCCGACTCATATTGGGACGAGAAACTTTTTAAGGGGGAAACTCTAGAGTGTTACTTTTTACTAAACAAAGACCAAGATTCTAAAATAAGAATTGTAGACTAATAGGAAATAAAAATGACAGAAAGTAAAGAATGGCTAGAGCAGGTGAATATTGATTTTCATAATTGGTTTGAAGATAGAAGGGCAAATTTTTGTTCAGAAAGGCAATGGCAAGCAGTTGAAGACTTGATGGACAATAAAGACCATTACTGGAAAGGATACAAGGCGCGCGCACTTCACGGCAAAGCTGAAATTGAGAGGCATAAAAACAGAAATGCTCAACTCGAAGACTTTTGCCAAGAATTTGTCTATGGAGAAGAGAACCCAAAATATTATAAGACAATGACAGAAGAAATCACCTCTCTAAAATCCCAACTCTCCGAGAAGGAGAAATTAATCGAAGATAATAAATCAGAGATAAATAGATGGTATCGAGAGTGGTACGACTTAGAGGTTAGCTCAAAAAAAGAAATCCAAAAACTAAAATCTCTAATCGCTCAAGCTAGGCCGTGGGTGGTTGGTTGCACAGCTCTAAGTGAAGGTGAGAGTGAAAGAATGACAGCATGGATTGAAAAGACAGCTAGTATTGTGGAGGAAAAATGAACGAAACTGAAAATGAATTACTCACAAGCAACTTTAATGCGTCGATCAGGATTAAATGCCTTGAAAAAGAAATCCTCACTTTAAAAGAAGAGTTAAAAAGAGAGCGAGACTTGTTCTCTGAGTTAATCGATAACTGCCTAGCTAGTACCGCAGATGCGAGTGTAGTAGCCTATAAAATTGAATACCGAAAAGATCTCTACGAAAGAGCACGCCAATTAGTCGCGCAAAGAAAAGTGAAACTATGAACCCAGTAATACTAGACAGAATCCTAGAAATCAGCGAATCAAAAACCCGCTGGGAAAGAACTAAAAAATACGTTAGTAATTGGAAAGGCGTCGCTATCGTGGCGATTGGACTACTTACTGCGAAATCTGCTATTGAGCAAATTGTGATGGCAATAAGATGAGAAAGAAAAGACGAAAGCCGGAAGCTAAACCATTCTGCACGGGCGCGCATAGGTGGGGAATATTTATCCCTTACGGCACCAGTGGACTAAGAAAGAAGTGCGAGTTCTGCCCCGCGACCTTGAGCAAGGAAGAGTTTTTAAAGAACAAAATGATTCCTGATTTTATTATTGCGCCTAAATTGGAAGTGAAGCATCAGCACGTTGACTTATTTGTCTTTTAATAATTCGAGGACAACGAAGCCCGCGAGAATGGATGTAAAGATTAGGTCTATTTCTTGGGGCATTACCTCCACCTTAAGTGAAAGTTTTCCGTTATGGCTTTAGCTATTAGGTCTACAATCATTTCTTCTGTTTCGGAGGATATCGCTTGAGATATTGAACCCCTCTCAAATACCGCGTGAAGAAATTCATGAGTTAAAACTCTCGCCAGTTCTGATTTTTTGCATTTTGGATGTATTAATATTTCATCATTTATAAAGTTTGCATTCTCATTGTCCGGGACTTCGTCTGAAAATCTTATTGGTACTACTTTACCCAATATGGTTACGCTATTGTAAATTTTCATATCTTTGTTCCTGTCCATCGGTTGTTTGAATCAAGGGCCATTGGAATTAAGTATGGATGAGAATTTTCTATAAATGTTACTCCAAGAATTGGTCTTTTTACCTGAAGCTTGTTGTATGCAAAAGCCAATGATTTATCATCGATCAAGCATCCTCCAGTGATTGCAAAATGGAGTCCATTTCCTGCTGTCCAATATCTAAGTTCAAATTGACTATGGTGATGTCCTTGGACAAGAGACATTCCGATTGCTTGACTAGCGGCCAATATATTTGATGAAACTCCATGTACAAATTTACATTTTGTTTTATTTGGAAGCTCAAGTATGAGCGACTCATGCCAACGCCAGTCATCTGGTGATACTCCTAAAACATCGTTATAAGACTTTAAAAGATGCCGAGGCATTCCATGGTGCTTGGCTTTTCTATAGGCCATGGATCCATGATTAGAATGTAATAAATCCATTTTGGGGAAAAGTTCATGTAGGGTATCTATGTATCCTAGGGCCAGCACAAGCTCTCTTCCTGCGCTATCTAAGTCAACGTCACTATCATGGAAGCTCATGGCGTGGTAGTCGAGCTCATCACCTAGGCAAATTACCCTTGTCGGATTTAATGTTTTTTTTATTTTATGTAAAAAATCTAAAGAGTCGGGATGACAATATGGAAAGTGAAGATCAGGGATCACTAAAATTCTAGAATTGTCCATCAAGTCTTCCTTAACCTATGTGGATAATTCTAATTGTGGCAGAAAATCTCAGTATTGCAAGTTAGTTACAGGTATTGATGCGAGCTTTGAGTTGGTTGATCTCTTTTTGCTTGTCTATGCCCCACTGAATTAGTCGCCCAAAATATCCAGGATCAATAAAAATATCTCCTGGTTTAATTTCGCAAGGAGCTCCATTTTCCATCGTAGGGACTTGTTGATTTGCACATTGACCTTGACCAGGAGTACTTAGGGCGACTCCAATAGTTCCTTGAGGGACGTCGTTTTTTTTGCAACTACTTACCAGCAAGGCGCCGACTAAGAGCAACGATGCCATTTTTGCGGTCGTTATCGTTCTTGGCCATGATGATTGCATCGAGTTCTTTTGTGACTCCACTTTTAAAATCCTCAAGGTTTTTATTTTTAATATCAAGCGAAAGCGTGTTGATTGATTCTTGCAGGTTTTTAATCACCCCAACAAGCTCAGGAAGGGCCTTAAGAAAGGCGATGATTTCAGCGACTCCCATAAGACCCCCTTTTAAATTAAGCTTTTTCGATTTCTTCTACTGCGCCAACTACTTTCATAATTAGGGCAATTAATTCTGCCTTATCAAGGTCTTTGATTTCTTCTTCGACTTTTTTAACGTCTTTAACTCCAGCACTGTAAACTGGCACGTTTCCGATTTCTGCCGTGATGAGCTCAATGGCTTTAGGAAAATCGCTTGCATCAACGCCATCTTTTACAATGTCGCGAACCTTTTTACCTGCTTTTACAGCAAGAACGATTGCATCCAATGCTTCGTTCGTTTCTTTCATGTCTAATTTAACTTCGCTCATAAAATCTCCCTATTTTTGATTAAGCCTTTGCAGGCGTTCCTGTCTTGATTCTTTTAATTCCTTTTCAACAAATTCCCATCGTGTGTCTGATTTTATGACTATGTCCCTAAGTAATTTAATCTCAGGCTTAATTTGCTCAACGTCGGCGTAAGTCTTTTCTGAGCGCACAACAAACCAAAAAATAGCGACAAAAACCGTGGTTATTCCACCAATCAACATGCCTTTAAAGTTGTCAAAGATAAATTTTAACATAAGCCTCCTGCTAGTTATTCAACTAAGAATTTAACACGCTAGGTGCATATAAACCAATTAAAATAGCCCCGACTCCAAGTTGCTTTTCCTTTGCCACTTGAGAATACTTTCCATCAGCTACATATTTGCCAGTTTCGTCGTGGAAATTTGTTCCGGCGGCGATATATGGGGAATGTTCAATTTTCCCAGAATCACCAATCTTAGATCTGTAACCCATGCCGTTGAATTTTTCAGCAAACTGCATCATAGATTCAAAATCCCAAGCTTTTGGCATAATTCCTTTTTTAAGCATCAATGCGTCAATGGCCGCCTCTTCCCAAGTTTGAAATGGGCCTCTTCCTTTTGGGACGAGCCTTGTTTTTTTTCCAGTGTTAAGAATCTTTTCACCGTTATGTAAAACGCCTCTAAAAGAAAGAGATGACTCGCGATAATGAAGTGCACATACAAGCTCCGCCGGCACTCCACATATTTTTTCGACTTGTTGATATTTATACTTATTCCCAATAAACCAGTTTAAAACGTCTTTGACTTCTTGAATTCTATCCTTGTCGATTTCCATCCCTTGCCACTTACCCATTTTTATCGGCGCAGGGAAGTTTTCGACCTCTTCCTTTGTGGGAATTTCTGGATTGACAACAGGTGGAACAGTTTCAACTTTTGAATCGTTCATGTTTTTGCTAAGTATTTTTCTTATTAATCTTTTAAGCCATTCCATTTTAATCCCCGTGGCATTTTATTTTAAAAGCTGTTCTGGCAAGGGCGCCAGTACCATCTCTTTGGTAAACAGAAAGAGTAGTGTTTGAAGTATTGTCAACGGCAATCCATCTATCCGCTGTTGACTGGGCGTTTCCTGAACAATTTGGAACAAATGAAAATCCTGACAGTGTGCAAACTGAAGGGTTGGCGTCTGTGCAGTTTCCAGAAATCCAATCTGCCGTTGTTCCTAGTGTGTTTTTTTCGTTAGTAACGGTTCCAGTAATACTTACAGCCGCACTATACTGAGGCTCTCCCAGGAATGATTCAGGGGCTGTGGCTACAAAAGAAGTGCCATTAGATCTTAAAACGTTTCTATCTGCCCCAGGTGCCACTGTAGTTAAAGGCGATGTGCCGTTTCCAATAACTACTCCGTTTGCCGTAACTGTCGCAAGCCCAGTCCCTCCATTTGCCACTGGAAGTGTTCCTGTGACTTCTGAAGTGAGAACTATGGACGAGGCAGAAACTACCCCTGATGATGATTTTAATGGCCCCGTGAGACCAGTTGATAGCGTTGTGGTTCCTAATACTGCCAAGTTTCCAGATACGCTTGTGTTTCCGTTTCCTTTAATTGTAACGACTCCAGATCCGGCGCCGTTTTGGACGGTTAAAACGTTGTCAGTGTCCGCAGCTGACCCTCTTCTTAAATCAATAGAACCGCCCGCAGTTGAAGTCGTAACTTGAGGAGTCACCGAGTTATTATAAGCTTGCTGAAGGTTGGTTGTTCCGCCAGTCCCCGCCGTTATTCCAGAAGTATCAAATCTTGAGACTTTTGAAATTTGGCATTGAGAAGAGTTCGTTAAATCCGTTGCTCCTTTTACGCACGAAATAACCGCTAACAAGGTGCCATTTTCCTGCAATGTAGGGTTAATGATAAAAGACTCATTTGGGATTCCTGCGATTGCCGCAGATAAACTGCTATAAACAACTTGCCCGTACTGTACTGCGATTCTATTTGTGGCACCCAGATAAACTCTTTGGTTTGTCGATGAGTTTGTTCCTCCACCTACTGCCGTAACGGTTCCAGCGTTATCGTAATTAGCAACGTCAAGAGTTGTAAAAAGCGTAGAGCCTACTGCGGTCTGAGTTGATCTAAAAAACTGTGCAAGAGTTAACGTTCCCGTTGTTACTTCGTGCGGATTTTGATCGTCAGTCGCTAAATTTGAGCTTCTCCTGAAAAGAATTCCTGAAGTTTTATTAAGTGATAGATTGGCACCGTTTGCTGAAATAATGTTCCCAGTTATATTAAAAGCGCCAATTGCATCGATTAGATCGTAAACTTGTGATATTGGGGCCGGCAAAAAATCCGGTGAGCTTATAACTGAAGTGATTGATGTTCTAGTTGGGTGAGAAACTCTTCCAAGGAAAGCTTTTAATCTTCTTTCTTGTGGAGTTGGGTAAGTTGCCTGTTGGGTTAGTGCACATGTGTCATCAATTAAAATATAACTAATGTCGGCGCTTGCTAGGTTTGTTACCGTTTGAGCGTCAAATGCAGAACAATCTACTTCTTTTACGATTGGAGCGTCTGAATTTGCCGTATAGTCCGAAAAGGTTAAATTTGAAGCTGTAATGTCAAACTTTGCCGGATCGGAATCAATTGAGATAATGCCGCCACCCTCTACGCCTGTGTTGATTGTGTGGGCTAACTGATGACCTATTTCAATGTTGTTAAATTGAGCAGCTGAAAGAGTTATGTCATCAGCTATAGTCATGCTTGTAAAAGAAGGACTTGAGCTTGTGGCAATATCTTGCGGAGTTGAAAGAGTAATTGCCCCCACACCGTTTGAAACTATGACTTGATTAGCGGTTCCGCTTAAAGTAGAAAGAGTAAACCCTGCGCCGTCACCGATTAAGAGTTGTCCATTGGTCGGCGTTGCTGTTACTCCAGTCCCACCCTTTGAAGCAGGAATGGTTCCAATTGTGATAGTTGCGCCGTTTCTAGTGAGTGGAATAGTATCGTAGTCAGTGTTGAACGTGGTTGAGAATGTCGACTCACCTGCACCCTTAGAGCCTGTTGGCGGAAGGTTTGCATAGATCGTTATTGAGCTTAAAAAAAGCGCTAAAATTAATAATTTATTTTTCATATTATGTCCCAAAAATTACACAAACATATTGATTTGAACCTGACTCAGCTATGACTGAGACGTCACCGGCTACATCGTTGTCCTCAGTTCTACTTTGTTCAAGTCTAATTCCACTTGTCGCTGTAGCTGTTCCACCTATTTTGTATCTGATTGGCGCCGTGTTTTGGCCGCCGGCCGAAACCTTCACCCATTTAGCGTCAGCGGGTGCAGTAAATGTCTGTGCCACTGTCGTTAGGTTTGTTATTTCTTGAAATGAAGGAACTCTTGCGCCAAATTCCACGGGCTGAGTTTCTGTTAAATCTGCTTTAAGCTCAAGCTCATCCAGTAAGGCTTGAAGCGTTGTCTCAGAAGCAATCCCAGGCGCTGAAATCGACCCTACTGACCTAAGAGGTAAATCTAAATATACACTTGCCATCTTATAGCTCCTTTACGCTTACAGTAGCGTCCATTGTCCCACTCCCAGAAGTTCTGGCATAGTGAAGTCTAGCGAGTAGATATTTTGAATCAGCGACATTGTAAAAAATGTCCCCTGCCTCTGTGACCGCGACTGTTGAATCGGGAAGTAAAACCCACTCTGTGCCATTAATACTCACCGAAACATATACCGAACCCACTGGAGACCCTGTAAAAACAGCGTGAATTGCAAACCCACCCCTTTGGGCAAGTTGAATATGTTCAGACTGAAAGCTTGCGCTCATATCTCCGTCTTCAATTAACTTATTACTTAAAATGCTCGCCATTATTATCTCCCTGCTCTGGCCACTATTGGCTTATCGAAACCAGAAGCCTCGCCGTATTTTTCATAGGCGACAATTCTTTTTAAATCTTGTTGAGCTTGTTTTTCTGCAAGCTTTTTAATTTGTTCTTTTGCAATTTGATCCTGCCCCTTTAATTGAGTGTAGGCAAAAAGCAAGCGATTTAGAAAATTATCAACCGCTTTTAATTTTATGGATAGTTTTATAATTATCTTAATCACTTGTTTCCTCTGCTAAATTGTCCATTTTCCATTTTTTTATATTCTGGATCTTTCATTATGTTGTTAACTGTGCGAACGAAATCCGCTGGAGATAATGAAGCCGCCTTTAAAAGAGGCTCTGAAAATTTACCCAATGACTCTGGATTGCTTGAAAGTTTTTTTGCAATTTTACTTGCGGTTATTGCAACAAAAGGAGAACCGTATTTTTTTAAAGTATTAGCAGTTAACCCTCCAAGCGCAGCGCCCGCCGCAGTCCCCACAGGCCCTGCCGAGCTACCGACAAGAGCTCCAATACCTGCGCCAAACCCTTCCCTTATCCCGAAATTAGTATTGGTTATGTTTGCGGCGGCTTTATTTTCGGCCATTTCTTTAACTTTAAAAAGATTTGCAAAGTTTTTATTTTCTCTTTTAAATTGTGTTTTTAGGTTTGGATCAACTTTTCCCGCCAATTCTGCAATCCTATCTTGCACTTCTGACCTTAGTTTTAATAGTTCTTGTTGATAACCAGGAAGGTCTTTGTTTGCTTTTGAAAAATTTATCTGGTCGTCAATAGATGCACGCCATTTTCTTAGATCTGAAAAGTTAGCGTCTTTTGGAATTGTTTTAATAACCTTGTCTAGCTTTCTAGCAATGTCTTTCCCGTCTACCGTTCCAGACAATCTTTCAGATGCTTTTTCAGCGTAAGAAGTTGCTATGTTTTTTACATCTTCAGGCTTAATAGCTAAAGATGGATTATTGTCTAAACTAGAGTATATTTGCCCTATTTGATCGCCAGATTTTTTTATTGCGTCTTCTGTGTTGACTAAAATGTCTTCAATCCCTGCCCCAGGCGGGATTAAATTGTTGTCTAATACGGTTTGACCAATTCTATAAATGCTTTTATCTTTAACGGCTTTAGTTGATACTGCCTTGCTTGGACTTATTGCCTCGAAGGCGTATTTTTGAACAGCTCTACCAATTTTAGAATCGGCACCTTTTAGCGCCCTTCCGGCTGCGCCAATACCTTCCAATCCACCTTGAAAAACAAGTCCGGTAGCGGCGTCTAGTGCTGCGTTTTGTGCTCTGTCCTCTAGTTGCAATGGTGAGATTTCTCCCTGAGTGTCACCTGGATTTCTAACAGCTCCCTGAATTGCACCAGAGGCGACTGCTTGTCCCAGTCTTCCCGCTAGTCCCGCGCCTGCTTTAAATGGAATAGCTCCCGTCGTGGCAATACCACTTGCAAGACCTCCCGCGACTCCTCCGACTGTTGATGCAATAGGATTTTGCTCTTGAAGTCTTTGCTGTTCTGCTATGTATTGATCTCTTCTTTGAGTGTAACCTTGTTGAGGTTGTTCAATGTTAAATCCTTGAGCTCTTAACTGCTCGTCGGTGTTGTCACCAAACAATCCAAGTGCGCCTTGAATTAAGGGCTCTGTCACGGCTTGAATTTGTGGTAAATAGCCAAGTGTTGCCGCTTGTCCAAAACCTTGAACGGCTGCCTCTAGTGGTTGTGATTGTTGAGGCTGTGGAGCTCCTGCCATTGCTTCAAGCTGAGCAAGCTCTTGTGCCTCTTGAGGACTTAGCCCACCCTTAACCGGCTGTGCCAGCATTTCAAGTTGTCTTAATTCTTCTTGCTCACTAGGTGTTAACGCCATTAGTTTACCGCTAATCCTTGTTGCTTTGCTCTTAATTCTTGAAGTCTTTGAGCCTGTTGAGCACTTAAGCCTGATTGTTGAGGCTGAGCCATGAATCTTCCAACACTCTGAGCTTCGCTAGTTGCTCTTTGTCCTGCCTGAGACGAGAGATTTAATATTGCCTGCTGTCTCGCTCTTGCTTTTTGCTCAAGAACCCTTGGCGTATCTCCCGGTTGAGGAAAGTATTTTCTTTCCTCTGTTGCGTACTCATCTTTACCAATCGCCGCACCCGACTCAAGTCTCAGATTTGCAGTAATAAAGTTATTTTTAGCTTGCTCGTAAAGCTTTTGCTCTTCAGATTTTAATGCCTCTGGATAGAGACTTGATCCTGTAATGGTTGTCTTGTATGCGGTTCCAATGTCAGGAGGAAGCATTGCCAGCTCTTGCTCTGCTAACTTTGCTCTTTCTGCAAAGCCCGCTGCTTTCATTTGCCCCTCAGTTGGAGGCTTTCCAATAACTCCCTCTCTTGACGCCTTAAGCGCTTCAGATTCGAGCTTCTTAATCTCTGCCTCGGCTTTTCTTCTTGCTATTGGACTCATTGCTAAGTCATCTTTTATTTTTCTTAGCCTTGCTTCTCTTTCTTCTCTTTTTAAGGGAACGTCTTCTCTGACTGCTTCAGTGTCCGCGGTCATCTTGTCAATTTGCGCCTGTATTAACTTATCTTGCCTTTGCGCTTTTTCTAAATCTCTCATTTGCTTTGCATTGTATTCTTCAGTTCTCTTTGAGAATAGATTTGCGTAGCTTTCGGGCTTGTCAAATGCTCCCAAAACTTGATCTGGAGTTACGTCATAACCCTGCGACCTAAGTTGCATTGATGTATCAACAGCTTTTAAGGCTTTTTGTCTTGCTGTTTCTTGCCCCTGCATATAAGCCTGGCCAAATCCCTGCACGGCTTGCTGGGTTGCTAATTCAAGGGCTGACTGTCTTTGCGTAGGCTGTGATTGAATTATTTGAACCATTAAAAGGCCCCCATAGAATATCTGCCTGGGTTATATCCGGCCATTGATCCGCCCGCCGCGCCTCCAGCTGCACCCGCTGCGCCTGCTGCGCCTCCGAAAGCTCCTGCTCCGGCCATGCCACCTAACACTTGTCCAGCTATTGGAAGTGCTGCTGCTAATAATCCACCAGATCTAGGCTGCGCTTGTTGTCCAAGCTTTAAAACTTTCGATTGGCCTTGCTCATTTAGAATTTGGTTAATTCCGCCAGTTGCAAAACCTAATTGCTGCTGCTTCATTTGTTGCTGAAGTCCTGGAAGTTGTGCTCTAACCGCGCTTACTTGGTCACTCAATCCTCTTTGCTGATTAAGAATTGCGCCAATACCTGAAGCCGTCCGCCCTAGTCCTCTTTGTGCGACTAATTGCTGAGCTCTCATTTCTTGGTCTTTGGCGTTTTGTAGCAATTGGTTTTCTTGTGCTGTAATTTGCTGTTGAGCTATTCCAGACGTGTCTTGATTAATCTGATTTCCGTATTGGGCCAGAAGTTCCGATTGAAGACGTCTTCCCTCTGGATCTGCTAAATCAATGACTTCATCTGGAGTTCCAGGAGTTTTCTTTCCTAGTAATGTGTCCTTTAAAGAGTTTCCAATTTTAGACAAATCTCCGCCCGTGGCTTTATTTACACCTTCAGCAACGATTCCTCTTTTAAATCCCCCATCGCTGTACCCAACGGCTCCACCTGTTCCAAGTTGAAAACTAGCATCAATGGCAGTATTTAGCGCCTTTCCCATTCCGAAACTCCCATTTTGTACTTAGAAATATGATCGTTTTTAGAAACCATTTCAAAGCCAAAATTTTCAATAGTAAATTTAGATAAATCAGCACCATTTGCTCGATCATCAGTGAAGCAATAAACGTTTTTTACTCCTGCGCCTTTGCATATTTCAAAAACTTGATTTGCTAAAAAGTATCCGTGCCCTTCCTGTCTGTGCTCAGGAAGGACGTAGTAGTCGTTTATTACACAATTTGGAAATTCTACGCGATAACAAATAAACCCCTTGTCTGTCTTGATGACATCAAGGTTTTCGCGCTCTTTAATGTATTTTTCGTACATTTCCATTAATACCCTTCGCAGACAACGTCACCGTAACTATATTGACCAGATCCGCCATCATGGGCAGTACTCACAAATTGATACACATTGGGGCTGGCGAGATTTGGGTTTACAGCTATAACGTAAGAAGTAAGCTCACTACCTATGGAGTGCGTACATCTTAAATTTGTAAAACTCTCTGAAAGGTTTGCTTCATAGAGACCCTGAACCGAAAATGTTACCGAGCTAACATAGTGCCCAGATTGCTCAAGATAGGCACAAGGAGATGTTTCGCAGGCGTTTCTGTATGCATCACCATAAGAAAATGAAAATTGCTTTTTTGCTGGTTGGTTAAATGTGTTTACCACCCAAGACGCAAGTGAGTATTGATTAATATTATTACTTGAATTGTTAAAAAACCTACCAATGATTTTATTTAAAGACCCATCATAACCATCAGCACCTGGAGCAGTCGAAGAAATAAGTAAATTTAAACTTGTGCCAGTTGATCCTGTTTTTGCGTAAACATAATAAAGATTTGATGATAACTCACTCGCGCATCCCGAGCATCCCCAGGTTACGTTTGTTTGAGTTGTAGTTTTAACAAAGTTTCCATTTACCGAGAGAATGCACTTGCCGACCCCGACTGTGTTTGCGTCAACATAAACCAAAGGGCATCCTTCATGAATACCGTTAGTGACCGTTGCAAAGTCTGAAGCGTTTAAAGCAGAAGCCTCGAGCGTTCCATCAGTAACACAGCCACCATCAAGAGAATTTACTTTTGAAACAATTTGATTGAAGTCCGCGTTCAGTGCAGACGAAGTTAATACCTGCCCCGCGCTATAATTTGTTCTTGTGGTTGTAGAGCACGTTGCCGAGTAAGCCTCGATCACAAATAAAAAAGCCAATAATGTAAAGATTATTTTCATACCGCCCAATTCCCGTTTTTATTTAAATTAACCTGAGCAGAAATTAGCCCAATATTTCCATCAATTACGTCTTGCTCAAAAACAACCAAAAGCGTCTCTCCGGTTAAACTAATGTCGCATAAAACTGTAACTGGAATCCTATCATCACCTAAAACATCTACGTCTAATTGTGACACATCTAAAATAAAAGTATCAGCATTATTCGGGAAGTCGTAAGAGCGTTCGTCTAAAATATCTAGCCCGTATGTAGGGTAGGCTTTAATTGTGATTGGATTGTCATTTCCAATAGCTTTTACGGCCATGGTTTTGAAGTTGTAACTAGAGCTATCGTCGCCCGGTTGAATGTATGAAAGCTTGATTGATACTGGGATACTATACTGTGCAAGTGTCCCGTCCTCGTCTCGTCTTGGATTGCTAATTGAGTATGTATAAATAAAACCAGCCTGATCGCTTAACAATATGGCCTGATTTCCATTGTCATCTTCACCGTCACAAGCCGAGGTTAGATTGTATTTGAAGTCAAAGACCCTAAAGCCCCCGAGTCTTTCCTCGTAAACGTAAGCCTTGCGAATGTCCTCGCTTTGCCCTTCTGAAATAAAAGTAATGTATTGGCTATTGATTCCATAATACGCACTAAAAAAGTTTGCAAAGTTGTCGCGATTTAATTCAAAAGTCCATCCGGTTCTAGTGAAAATATCGTCAATGTCTCCATTCCCGAGACTGTAAGGCATGTTTTGCTCTTTTCTTACCAATGTCCCGCGCTTAATTACTCTCCATCCGTTATCAGATAAAAAGTAAATCAAACCATTACCAATCCTAATCGTGTCCGCACTCACGCATCCCACGTTTTCGTCTAATATCGCCTGCGCAGGAGTCCCGCCCAATTCAGAATAAATTGTGATTGAGTTTTTCTTAAATATAACCAAGTAAGGGCTAAGTTGAGAATCATCAAAGAATCCCACCGCTAAGCCTGTTATAGGCCCTTGTCCTGAAACAAGAATAGCACCTGGAATGTCAGCGTTGTCAAAAGCGTCTGGTAGGTATGGCTTTGAAACAAAGACTTCGTTAGGAAAAGTTGAATTTCCCGCATAAGCCAACCTATCCCCAAAGATTGCCAGATACTTTGCCCCGCCCGCTTCTGGAGGGAAGTTTGTCGTCGGAGGCGTGATTGTACTCGTAGACATTGCCGTTATGTTATAGGTCGTTGTCCCAAGGTTCACGTCAGCGACGAACAGAAACGAACTATTTGCCGTTACGTTTTTTATGTAAATTCTAATTTTATCAATTGAGAGGTTTGTTGCAGTTGTTGGAATAGATGACAGCGCTAAGGTTTTATTTGCAGCTGTTGCCGTTACCGTTCCAGTTGATGTCGCATTTGACTCAAAGCCTGTTGTGCTTGAATAATAACTGATCGCCGCCTGATAAGTTGAGCCGTCAGTCAATGATCCGCCTGCCGCGATCGTTGCCGTTGCCGCTGAAGGTGCCGCTTGTCCCAATGGACTAAAATCTGTGCCGTCAAAATAGAACAGCCCATCATCTTCGACCGCTATAATATGCCTATCGATAAAGGTAACCGCTCTGTGTTTTGAAGTGGCGTCTAGTCCAGTTTCAAGTGCTGTACTTGCACCAGTGTTAGCGACTTCGTAAATAGTGTCGCCTACTTTTGCCAATCGGTATGAAGTGCCGTCAGACTTCTTGAAAAAGGTTTGACTTATAATTGCCCCACCTAGTCCGGTGGCGTTGTATCTCTTAAGGCCGTAGCGAGTTTCTTGAACGCCTTCATTATCAATAATGTTTCTAGCGTCTGATAGTTTATCCTGCGCCAAAAGCCTGAAGCTTACGGGCTGGTTCATTGGACGATAGTTTTTAAGCGCTCTTTTTCTAAGTGTCATTAGCAGACCCTTTTAACTGTTAGTGCCTTTCCGCCCGTTCTGCCAAATATTCCCTTGGCTTCGTCTCTCATGCGCTGATAGTTTAATTTTTTAGATTCTTGCCCGTCCTGATCTTTGTACTCGTATGATTTCCAAGTTACACCAGCATCTAAAACTTCTTTTAAAGACGGGTGTAATTGAATAGGCCTATCAGTGTCCGCAAATATCCTTGATGGAACTCTATAGACCCAGTACGAAAGTGTATAAGTTGAGCTTGGCTTTGGGTAGAGCATGATTTTATCGTCAGTCACCCTTGCATAGTAATAAGGCGTGCCCGTGCTTGTTAAGCCAGGATCGTATTTTAAAATGTCATCAAGTGCGTTTTCAGATAAAAATATTCCCGAACCTTCAACGACCGGATCCCCTGACATGCAAGCAACCAAAGAATACTCAGGCGGCTCAATTACTGATGACGTCGGAGTGTCGATCGTTGTCGTTGTCGTTGTGTTGTCTTCAATTGTTTTTGCCAGATAATAAGGCCCTGTGCCTGTCTTTAGGTAGATTCTTCTGTGAATCGTTACGGGTTTTACAGTTGAAACGCCGTCATAAAGATCGATATTAGTCAAAGATAAGCTTAGGTTTGGAGTTGCTGTTGTGACCGCTGTTGTTGGGTCACATGGCTCGCTTTCAAGTGAGTCAATCTCTCTTCCAGACTCGTCAAATAAAACAAAAGTTACTCTAACTCGATAAGCTGTGTTATCCGCAAGAGATCCGCCCGAGGCCGTTGCCACTGTGGGCTTTGTTGGAATTTGCGGAGCTATAGAAATCTCTTGATCGCCACTTACAACTTGTTTTTTTACTTTAAAGCGCAAGAAGTCCCATTTATGTGAGCTTGCAATATCTTTTTGAATGTCGTTAATCCAAGCTAAAGTTCTGGCCTTTGCGACTGAGTCTCTAAAGCCGTCTTTGCGAGAAAACTCATCCCTTAAGCTTTCGCCATTCCAAACACTGCTCATCGTCTTCTTCCTTTGCCGAGCTTATTGCGACGGCTAAAATAATAATCATCATCATTGTGGACTGCTGAATAGAAAAGTGCGCGTAGGCATTACAAAAAGCAACAAAAACCACTGTTGAAAATAGCGCATTGGTCTCGGGTTTTGTGGCGTACTTGTATAGAAAATAGGCAAAAACTCCCGCCCCTAGCAGTCCAAACGTATTAAATAGAGTCAAGAACCCACTATGCTCTTGAACCACGATTGCGTCTTTCCAAATGAATCGCGCATCCTGATACCAGCCAATGCCGTTGCCTAAAAAGTATTCACTTAAATTAATTTTCTCAAACAGCATTCCCCATATTTCAAACCTACCATTATCGAGTCCACCTAGACCGACAAAGTAAGCTAAAAACATCGAGAATGATGCCAGTAAATAAAACCATTTCTTGTGAATCAAATCGCGCGTGAAAAAATAAACCAGTCCTGCAATCACGCTTGCGCCCGATATTGCAGAACCACTAGCAAACAACACAAAGACCGGAAACCCTGCAAGGTAGATCCATTTCGGTCTAAGGAAAGCAATAGAACAAAGCGCGGCATATCCGCCCAATAGGTTAGGATTCCCTAAGCTCCCAGGAGACATGCCAAACGTATTAAATATTGTGCCAGATACGGTTATTTTGTCATTAAAAAGCTTTGCTATTTCCACCTCAAGCGAGATTCCCGCTAGGTTGCAAAGAACAAACAGCGCCTGAATGATAACTCCTGCGCACATGCCATTTAATATCCAATCAAAAAACTTTTTATCAAAGCACTCATAGAAACGAACAAAGAAAAATATCCCTGCCGTCGCATAAAAGCTGTACATCATGACGTTAATAGATGCCACGTTGTACTGATTGTAAACGATCAAGAAAACAGCAAGAGCAAATGCAACCCATCCCTTTAGTGGAAAGTCTCTTTTTACATCTTTTAACAAAACGCCAAAAACACCGCACAATATTAAAAATAGGTTATCTTTCGATGTCCTATTCATATCGACGGCGGCAATTCTATTATAGACAGGCAAAAGGGCAATCGTTAAAGCGATGGCCAGATTTGCTATTGCTGATCTCATTAAATTCCTACGATTAAAACTGTTCCAGTGTCGCCAGAAGTAACGCCTGAAACAGTAACATTAGAACCGCTCTTAGAGGCAATTCCTAAGTCTTCGCTCACTTCGTTGTTAAATGAAATGTGGTCAACTTCAGAAAGCCCTGATGCAATTGTTCCAGTTGTCACGCCGTCAAAATCTACTTCCCAGACCTGAGCTCTAAGGTTTCCCATAAGAGTTTGTCTTTTAAGTGTTGCTTGAAAAGCCATAAAAACTCCTTAAAAAGGGGCTTTCGCCCCCTTAATTACTTGATATAAACTTGGATATTTCCAGAAGCAGAAGATGCGTCGTAAAACACACCGCCAGCAACTTCAGTCGCAAGCTCTGTTACTCTAGCAGCGATATAACCCGCGTTCTGAGTAGACATGTAGAACCTCTTTCCTGCAACCGCAGAAGCAGCTGAAACGTCAAATAAAGCAGAGTCTAGCTTTCCTTTAGTTTGACAGTCGCAAAGCTTCCCTACTGCACAGTCTGCGATCATTACGCACATTGGAGAAAGTCCAGATGTAGCAGAGATAATAACAGATGCCCCGTCATCGGCTGAAGTATCAAGTACTACCGCCATACCCGCAGAGATTGTTGCCGAGTGAGAGTTTTTAACATTGATCCACTCTTTTTCGATAGTTTCAGCGTTAACTGTACCATCAAAAGAAAGAGCAGCGCCTCTCCCGATTGTTCCATTGAAAGCGTAAGCATTGACCGAAATCATGCAAAACGCGAATAGTGCAAATAAAACATTTTTCATTTTTTAACTCCTAAATTTTAAGGGGCCGAAGCCCCATTGATTAAGCTGATGGCGTGATGTCTTTTAGCCAACCTTGGTAACGTAGAACAGAACATGCAAAAACACCTTTATAGAAAAGACGTTGTAGCATTGCGTCCATAGTTTCTAGGTCTTCTTTTTGAACGCGCTTCATGTTGTATTCAGGGTGAGCGTATAGTCTAACGTATTTCTCGTTGATAAACGCCATTGAGTTTTCTGGAGCTAAGTTGTCTACGATGTGGTCGATTCCAGAATATACTAGAGTGTTTCCACCGTGCCCAAGATTGTCAAGAGTTGACTCACGAGTCGTTCTTTGGTGAGGCTTCAAAAGCTCAATGAACGGGTTCATAACGTTTTGTCTCATGATAACCAGAGTTGGTTTTTCTTCACCTTCAGAAGCCCCGCCAAGAGTTGCCTGGTGAAGTGCTGAAGTAATAGCTCTGTTTACGCCTGAGTTTGAATTAACGTAAGCAACGTGTACTGATACGTCAGTGTTTGTTACGCCACCGTAGTTAACAGCCGTATTCTTAAGGAATGCTTGGATTCCCACGAATTGCTTATCTGTTAAAGCACCAGTCGCAGCCGTTCCATCAGAGAAAATCCCCTTTGTAAAACGTTGTCTCATTGCCATTTCCATTGTCTTAAGTCTTTCTGAGATAAGGTTAAGACGAGCTTCTTTTCCTGAGTTTCTAGCAAGGTCACGGTGAGTGATAACTAAAGATTCCTCAAGTTCGATAAGGTCGAAAGAAAGCTCTGTGTACGGGTCGTACATATCAAGAGAAAGAGCTTCTGCTCCCTTGTAGTATGATCCTGTTGAACCTGTGTCATCAACGTAGTTGAATGGGAAAGTTTTCTTCTCGCCAGAGTAGATACCTTCATTCTTCTTAAGTCTGTTTAAGTAAGCGTGGTTTTTGAAAATTGCGTCGCGAACTCCACCTTCCGCGTCGATACCCTTAACTGTAAGGGCCTGTACTTGTCCTACTGATAGTGTCATTTATATACTCCTTTTAAATGCTTTCTCTTAAAATGCTTTCATAGTCACCGGCCTTAAAGACCATGTCACCTTTTTGTCCACCCGATCCTAGACCCACTCCTGTTCGTTTTAGATTTGCTGTACTAGCCTTGGTTTTTGTCGCAAGAAGCTTCTGATAGCTCTGATTGGCCTTTGCGATTTCTTTTCCATAAGCGGCGTAAAGCGCGTCTTCAACTTCCATTTTTCCAGTGGCGTCCGCAGACCATACATTTTTTACTTTTTCCCAGTCGATCTTGACTCCAAGCTTAGATAAGCTTCCAGCTGTCCTAGCTTGAACGTCACCTAGACCCTTTTCCCATCCCTGACGAATAGAGGCCAATTCCTCGGCTTGCTTGCCACCCTTTAGTTGCTTTATTTCCTCTTGAAGCTTTTTAAATTCTCCATCGTACTTAGCAAGTGCGGGCTGGTGCATCTTGTACTGGTTCATTTCAGCAATGTAAGCGTTTTGAATGTGAGCAAATAGTTCTGGGTCTTGTGTTTGCCACTTAGTCAAAAGCGACGTAATGATGTTATTGTCATTTACAACAGACTCGATCTCCTGCTCTTTCTGGGCCAACGCTTGCTCTTTCTCCTTAAAGCTTGCTTCAATTTTTGCAAACTCTTCGGTTTTTGCCTTCACTTCTTCCGCGTGAGACATAGTTTTCTTTGTGTAGTCGAAACCTTTTTGAATGATTTCCTTTAACTGTTCTTGTGAGTCGATCTTTACGGGTAAGCCGTTGTGAATCGCTCCAAGTGCATTAATCTGTTCCAAAGTCTGTTTAAAGGCTTCTGGATTAGATTGCTCTTGTGAAACTTTGTTGAGGATCTCTCTGGGGTCTAATTCCTCAGTAGTTTCTTCGGGGTTCGCAAGCGATTGTCCCTCTACTTCAGAGACCTCAGTCGAAACAGAATCAGTTCCAGCGTCTTCACTGGTTAACTCATTGGCTGCTTCCATTAGGTCGAACACTTTTTCTTCTGACATTTATATTCCTTGGCTTTCTGGGTTGGCCGGAATGGCTCCCTCTTGTGCTTGTGGAACGCTCATTAAATCATCGGGCGTAATTAGAGAATTGATTGAGGCTTCTTTTGCTTGCCTCTCAAAAATCTTTCTTTCGTCTCCATTTAAAAGGTCAACAGAGGCACTTCTGCCTAAGTCCATTGCGCCTTTAAGTTTAATATTTTGCTCTTGTAGAGCGGCTAATTGCTGCTCGTATTGAGCTTGCATAGCTTGAGCTTCTTGTTGGATTTGTTGTAATTGTGCGGCTGCCTGATCTCTTTGATTGACTGATTCTACAATCATGTCTTTTTTAGGGATTTCGGCTACCTTTAGGAACTCTTGAATTGTGATGTGACCACCATTTAACAGCATCAAATAGAACGCGTTAACAGCGTCTTTATCTACTCCTGCCATTGATCCTGGGGACATCTCTATAATGTATGAGAGGTTTTCTATTTCTAAAGGATTGTAAACGACCTCTTCGATCTTTGTTGAATCGCTTCTGAATCTTAAAACCTTTTCTTCTGTCCAGTTATTAATGATTAAACTTGCCGTAAGTTCTGCAAGTCGCTTCATTGAATAATATTCAAGCATTCTATTTTTAAGGCGAATGCGCCCCACTGCTTGAGTTTGGATCTTTTGAACAGCGACACCAGATGCGTTTCCGCTTGGAATTGACCCGTTCATTGTGACTTCGTTTTGTCCCGAAGCTTGCTCCATGAACAATTGATCGGCATTCTTGCGAGCATCCAATTGAGGAGAAACCTGTCCGGGTTCTAGTCTTCTTAACTCTGTTCCGCGCTTCTTAAGGACAACAATTCCAGGTTCGTTGGTTAGCTTTTCAGCGTCAACTTCTGCCTCATTGTCACCGATCCATCCTGGGTTAGAAACAAGTCTAAGCCCCTCAAGTTCTCTAAAGTCCATGTCGTTTAGAGTTCTTTGGGCATCAATAATGTTTTTAATTTCACCAAAACCGTAAATGGTTTCGTCTTTGTAACAATAGAATGGCACAATTGGCAGCATTCCATTTTCTTCTGGGTTTTCTCCGTCGTACATGACGACGTTTTCCACCCATTTAATAACTCTCCACCCATCCTCAAACTTAGGCTCCTGCCCAGTTGGGTTGAGTTTCTTCATTTCCTCGTGTTCTTCAAGGTGATTGTCGAGCATCTTTAATGCAAGAAGCCCCATCGTGAATTGCTCTTGAGCTTCTGGGTTTGACTGGAGTAATTGCTCAACAGTCGCCTCGGCTTGCTCGTAAGTCGCTTCTGGAGGTAGCCCAATAACGGCTAAAAGCTCTGCTCTTTGAGTCTTGTGAGACACCATGTGGGCGTCGTGATCTTCCCATTTTCCAATATCAGGAGACTCGGCGTTTTTAAATTGCTCGTATTCTTCTGCAAGCTCTTCTTGAGTTTCTTCTTGTTCGATGTCTTTAAGAGAGTAATCCTTAACCCACGTTTCGCAATAATTAAGAATGTCTTTCCCTTTATAGGCCTTAGGTTTTCCCATGCCTGTATCGCGACCAGAGACATCTCTTCTTTCAAAGTTATCATCTGAAGAGTTTTCAGTGATGTTTTGCCCACCTTTAATTTTTTTAATTTGATCGGCAAACTCAGGCCATGCGCGCATTAGGGCTTCGCGCCTCATTGGAATTTCAATGTGCATTTTTTCAGCTTGGTCGATGTTTTGAACATTTCCATCAAGCCAAACATGCTTCCAAGGAATTTGCTTATATTCGATTCCCCCGTCTCCGCCTTTAGCGTCAGGGTTATAAAAAGCGTAAATGTAGCCAGGGGCACTCATTAAAGCCGATCTCATTAGAGACGGTAAAAGAAGCTGTAAAGATTGGTCTTGATAGACCCATTTAATTGATTTTTCGAGCACTTCAGCTTGTGGCTGGGTTTCTGCTCTCATTGAGGTAACAAGTGTACCTGGCATTGAATCTGTTAAGATTGGAATTTCGCTTTCGATGATTTTGAAGACGTGGTTTTTTACAGTTTTGACGTTTTCGCCAGTCTTGTGCTGTTTGCCGTAATAAGCATTGTCGTAGTCTTCCCAGTCCTTTTCAAAAGGCTTGCGGTAGGAACCAAGTTCCTTTTTGACTTCCTTGACGAGCTTTAACACATCTTCATTTTCCATAAATTAAAGTGTAGAGTTGAGGTGTATCTAACACAACACATATTCGGGAAGTCGTATGGAAGATTTATTTGAGTTTACTCTGCCAGATGGAAGCAAGGCTAATTTGACTATTCACGGGGCGCGTTCTTTTGGATGCAAGCACATGAATAAAAGAGCGGATGAGATTGTGGACTATTTAAAATCTAAGAATAAAGTAAAGCACAAAAAAGATGGATTTGTTCCTGGATGGCAAGAAAACATTAGAATGTATATCACATGCCCGCACCAGTATAGAAAAGCTCTTAAAGAGCTCGGATTAGTTGAGATTGGAAACGACTACATCCCACAAGACACGACTAAAGTTTCAAACCCATTTGAAAATGAAGAACTAATCAAAGCCGCTGTTCAATCAGGTTTATACCTATCAGGCAGAGAAATCGAAGCGCTTAAGTCTGGAGAGTACTTTAAAGATTTAAAACATGTAGATGACGGCCAGTAAAACCGTCAATGCGCCTATAACCGCCAAAGCGACGAACTCTAAAAGGTTGGCCCTTAAAGCAAAATCATCTTTTTTGACTGGTTCTTTTTGGCTTGAAATAGCTTCTGAAGCCATTGCTCTTGCGTTGACCTCGGGCGTATTGGTTGCGTAGGCAATGACGACTTTATTATTTGAATCTAAGACGTCGCACTTGCTTCTGATGACCCATGAGTTCATATTCTCATCAAATCGCGCCAGATGGCCTGAAGCTGTTAGTCCCAAGATTTGACTATCTTTAACTATAACTTGAACAATCTTCTCATTCATTTCTTTTCTCCATACCAGTCGTCATGCTTTCCTAAAAATTCTCCCATAGAATCCTTAACAGGGCTATAGACAATAGTTTTTTTAGATGAAAGCTCGGATTTCTCAAGCTCTTTCATGGTTGAAACGTCCTTCAAGGTCGACAAGCCTTCGAGTCTCATAATTTGATCTCTTAATTCCTTCATCATTTTGACGTCCATCCAAAGAGCGACACAGTAAAGCGAAACAATCACGCATAAAAGAATAGTTTCCATCATAAATCAAATTCCCTTTTAGGTTTGAGTATCTTTGAACGAGTGAGGTCCTTATTTTCTAGCAGTAATTTTTCTTTTTTACTAGACTCGGGACTCCACACAGTGGCCCTTTCGTAAATCTGAGTAAATCCTTGGAGCGCAAGACATAAGGCTACAACCCTATCTTTTCCATTTAGATCAACGTTCCCGTCGCTCTCCCTGGTACACTTAATCATCTCTCCGATGCAATCAATGTCCAATATGGTCACTTCATTGTCACGATAATTTGCGATTAAGTTGTTTAGCATCACATGTTTACTTTTTGATGTTGTCACCCATCCAAGCTTTGTCGTTACTTTGTGATGATCAAGCTCATCAATTACTTCGGTGCTGTAAATTCTAGTATAGCCCGCATCTTTAATTGCGGTCAAAGTGGTGTGACCTATGTTGTTTTTTTCGGGCACAAGTATTGCGTTGTTGTAAATCTTCGCAAGCTCAACCAGTACGCGCCCATAGTGATCTGGGTCAAGATGACCGTGAAACTTAGCTACTTCTCTATGATTCGAGTCCAGAACCTTTGCAGAGCTCGCGTCTCCCCCCTCTAGTCCTTCGGCGACGTCTGCTCCTATTGAATACTTCATACCAGGTTCGGGCACGAAATAAACGGTCAAGAGCTTTGGGTACATCGAGAGATACTTTTGCTTAATCGTTATTTCTAGTTTCTTAGGAGGATGACGCCTCAACTCTTCCGAGTGAGCCTTAAGCTTGTCCATATCAAACACAGGTCGCCCAGTCGAAAGGAATGCCTCGGCTGGATATGAAGGGAAATCTTGTTTAAAGCGCTCATGTGGTTCTAGTGGCGTATCTGAAGTTTTCGAGTACTCTGAGATCTTAAGCCTTCGCCACATTAAATTGGCGTTAGTTATTTGTGGGCACATTTTAACTAAGTCAATTTCTTCTTTGGTGAGAATGAAGCCCATTGGCGGCTCTACTGAATAGTCGGGTATGGAATTCCAAGGAACAAAAAATGGTTTATATATTGAATCACCAGCTTCTGCGGCAGTCCAAAGATTGTAAAACGCTTCCCCATGCCCACTTACTCCATTTGCCGTAGACTCCTTTACTATGGAAGTTCCTCTGGCCAAGGGAATACTATTCTGCAAACCCTCATCTGTCTCCATTGCATGTGGAAAAAAAGCAAATTCTGATAAATGCGCCCAGTTTCTAGTTCCTGCGCGGCCAGCATTCTCATCCTGCGCCGTTTCATATTTAAACCCAGAGGCAAGTCCGGGCTTGGTGATCCTAAGTTCTTTATTTGGATTGTCAAAAAGAACCTCGTCACTGTTATCTTTGGCAAGCATTGGTCTAATTTTTTGCGGTATGTGAGTTATGTAATTAGAGTAGATACTTTGAAGTTCCATTGTTCGGCCAAACTTATCGGCCATAACTATTCCGCGCTCATTATATCTTGTTACAGTTCTGTGAACATTGATACCGGCTTCCAATGTGGAAAATCCGCATTGTCTAGGTTTAAGTATGATTGCTCTAATGATGCCGCTAGGGAAAGCGTCTTTGCGCCATTGGATATATTGCCTTTGATAATCCCTAAGGATAAATGGACGAATACCATCGACCTTGGTCTTAATTTTTAAGACTTTGGGGCAATAGTATTCGAAATCAAGGATATTGCTCACTTTTTCTTTTTGGCTAAATCCGCTTGAGTGCTCTCGATGAAAGTTGCAAGAGAATGCAGTCTATTTAGCAACGCAACTGAATCCGCCACGGCAATAGTAATTTCTCTATGACCAGGTTCAATTGCTTGAAGTTGCTTCTTGATGTCTGCCAAAGATTTGGTAATTGATTCCTTTTGAACCTCTGCCGCTTCGACAACTTCCTCATTCCCTACAACCTCAACTGCCTCAACCTTAGTCTCTTCGGCCCTTACTTGCTTTTTCTTACTATTTGCCACCTTTGCCTCCCTTTCCTTTTCCGCCTTTTCCTTTACATCCTTTGCCTGCCATAATTACTCCTTAAAAAGTATAATTCTCTTCTTGTTTTTCAGCTTTTAGTTCATCATTGCTGATAGGGTAGAACCACGCATGAAACTCTTTTTCCGTCAGATCAAGTCTATGAAGCAATTTTCTTTCCTTTGGATACTGATCCTCAGGTGCAAAGTGCCCACGCATCTCTTTCATTAGGAGGTCGGTTGTCATTTGCCACTCAGGTGGAATGCTTCTTTCGACGAACACCACGAAACGATCTTTGTCAGTGTCTTTAAAATATCTGCAAATCTGGTCTTTTGAAAGAAAGTGAACTCTTGGAGCGTTGTCTACTTTAACATAAGCCTCTTCTTCGCACTTTTCGACTTCAATTCTATTGAGGATCTCAGAGTGATAGTCGCTGATTCCGCCCTTAACTCTGTCCCTTTTAAGAATGATGATCATCATGTCTTTTTCAGAACTAGTAATATTGCCAGCAACGTGAAGCTCAACCAATTTCTGCCTAAGCGCCATCATCTTTCTCATTGGCATCTGGCCTCGTTCAAACTCTTTTCTCAAAAGTGCCAAGTCCTTGATGTTTTCCTTAACTTCCTTTTCAGCTTTCGCCATTTTGTTCCCCTAAAGTTTTAAGATATTCTTCGTATGAAAGTTCTACTACCTTTGTCGTGTTGTCTGATTCGATCTTTTGGCGGTCAACCTGATCTAGGTGGTGACGTCCCAAATGAATAAGAAGCTTTGTGTCTCCAGACATAGCGACTTGCATCTGCTTGCGTCTTAATGAAACTTTGCCCTTATTCTTGAAGCGTTTGAAAAACTCCGAAAAATTGACGCCATATTGCATTTTTACTTTATTCTCTATCGTGTCAATTGAACAGTTAAACCAAGAAGCAAGCTCCTCTATTGTGCATTGCAATCCGCAGAGCTTTTCAAGTTCTTCAAAATCAATATCAATTGAAGGCCTGCCTGCATTACTCTTCACTTGTCGCAAATCCTACGTTTATTAGTTTGTCGTTGTTGCCAAACATTTTTACTAGTTTTTGAACGATGTCTGTTTCGTCGCAATTTACACTCAAGGTTAAATCAAAGCCACCGTCTGAAGTTGACTTGATTGACTTAATTACGGCCTGACATGCGCCTATTGGGTTACTCATTCAAGCTCCCCAAAGATAAGCCACATTGTTGTGATTTTTTTGATTGTAACGCCTTTGTAGGCCGGGAAATTAGACTGGAACTTTTCTTTCCATTTCTGCGCAAAAAACTCGGCGATTGCCTTATACTCTTCTGCGTAATGAGTTCTGATTCCGTTTTCCCTTCCGACGTAGTTAGTCATAGGGATTCCGGTTTCCTGAACAACCTCGGAACGCTTTAAGCCCAAACTCTCTCGAGTCCAGACAATCCTTGCGCCAATATCGTTTAATTCCCTTAAGTCATCGTTCTTCATGATAAAAGAATAACGGGAACGTGTTTAAGAAGTCAAGCGCCGTATCCGCAGCCATAATCAAACCCAGCACCGCAACCCGACCCTTCCCCGTGGCCACAACCTTCACTACACCCAGCCCCGTCACCGAAGCCGTAACCACAACCATCTTCATATCCATAGCCGTAAAAATCGCCAAAGCCTGAGCAGTCTTTAGAACCATGGCCAGATCCGATACCTAATCCAAAATCGCTAGATAGTTTGGCATTTTCTACGCTTTCCATACTTCCACCGATGCAATTGACTCCTGCGCTTTTTTAGAGCAATCCAAAATCTCAATCACCTGCAAAAGCAATACTCTTGGAACCTCGCAAGGAAACTTGCAATCTTCTGGTTTCCCTACTCCATCAACTGCTAACTGACTTAAGCTCGCGGCTCCCGCCCAGTACCAAAGTCTTCTGGCATTGAGCAAAACAACCTCTTGCCCGTCTCGTGATTTGAGGTATCCTGCAAAAACTCCGGCTGCCATAGTCCTGACTATAACATATTTAATTCTTTCAGAGCCTTGATTGCCCCACAATGAAAACCTGTATTTTTTATTAAACATAGAACTCCTTAAAGTGCCCCTGGCGAGTGACCAGAGGCGAACATACCCTGTGCTTTTAAGTGGAACTTTGGTATGTATTCCCCACTTTTTACCAGGTCGAGCGCGACTTCGACTTTTCCTTTACTGGGAATCGAACCCACACCAATCGCAAAAGAAATCCTCGTCAGGTGCGTGTTCTAGTTGCGTGGTTAAGTAGAATGACCTGCCCACACCTTAATGCCTCATCAGCAACAACAGCCTCCACGCCTCTGGTAAATTAATTAAATAAATATCTATAGGCAACAATCCCTAAAACCACCGCGGCAATTATAGGAATCATGCCAATTATCATAATAAAAAATTGTAGTAAAACAAATGTCGTAAAAAACACTATGCCAGATAAAAAATTTACTGCCTTTTCCATAACTGCACCCTTGAAGTGAGCTCTCGCTCGTTATTTTCTAAATTACTTCGGTTAATATTCTCCAATCTTTTAACACCCCATCTACAAATACGGCTTCAATTGGCACTCCTTTGAGTTGCTCAATATTATCAACTTTGGCATCTTTCAATAGCTTCAGGATTAATCTTGATGTCTCACTAAACACCTTATCCCTATCTTCTTCTGTCCATTTGCAATAAGCGTCTCTTTCCACTGCCCATGCACCCTTAAAATCAGAAACTCCCCAGCAGTCCTTATCACTTCCAAGAGTAACATTTAGTCCAAGACAGGCATCATTGTATCCACCAAATCCATATTTTATTGACTTTATTTTGCCAATTCTTTTTTCTTTATTCATTTTCCACCCTTGATAGATTTAATAAAAACTACTACCAAAATAGCACACAATAAAGCAAGCGACTTTTCTTCAATAAATAACCCAAATATTAAAATCGCCAAAATTACATTCATTTAGAGAACATAGCTCGGGGCGGGATTTAGTTAAAGGCGGTGTGAAAAGATTACGCGTTTTCTATGCGTTTTTTTGCGATATCGAAGTATTTATCATCTTTCTCTATGCCAATGAAGTTGCGGTTTAGATTTTTACAAGCCACTCCAGTTGAACCAGATCCCATGGTAAAATCTAAAATTGTTTCGTTTTCTAAGGTATATGTTCTAATTAGATACTCAAGAAGGGCAACAGGTTTTTGAGTAGGATGAAGTCCTTTTTCTTTCTTAAATTTAATGTCTTGGTATGGATAATTGGTGTGCGTTCTAATAACTCTATCTACGTGACAGGGGCGATTCCATTTGTGATCGTTAATTGTCGAATTAGCCTTATCTTTTCTAGTTTTAACTTCTTTGTTAATTTCAATTAAACCTTGAGGAAAATATTTCATATTAAAAATATTTCCGTTTGATGTTTTACCAGTGCTAAAAATGGAAACAATCTCATGTCTGCTCATTGGCTTTAGCTTGGCATTCATAAACTGGCATGATTGATCCTTTATCCAAATCCAATCATATTTATACATTTTCAAGTTGCTCAATCTTAAATGTGAGCTAAACGGCTCGCTTCCAAATAAGCAAATTGCCCCATTGTTCTTGGTGATTCTTTTTAATTGCTCCCACATTGGCTCAAATGGAATAATTACGTCCCACTTGCAAGCTGTGGTTCCGTAAGGCGGATCTGTTAAAACCATGTCTATACTCTTATCTGGGATAGTCTTCATTAGCTCCAAACAATCGCCATGCATTAAATTAATCATAATTACCCCTGAATTTTTTAAACTATTGGATAATTGCTAGATTAATTAGGCAAGTGAATTTTTTATAGATTATTTCTTGAACTTTTAAGGCCGGTTGTCTACAGTCTTTCAAACAACAAAGCCGAGACTGCGAATCCCGGCTCAAATAATTGCTCAAGTGATACAAGCACCTAAGCGAAATCTAGTAAAAAATACTCTATTTCAAATAAGCTTGCAATACTCCTTGAGTATTAAAAGGAAAAAAATGGCAAGCGGTAAAAAGAATTATTTCCGTCATTCGACTGGGGCTTTTGAAGATGAAAAAATCCAACGCGCAATATCTTTATTAGGATATGAGGGCTATGCATATTTCTTTATTTTGCTCGAAGTTTTAGCGAAGCAATGCGAAAATGAGTTCAAAAACCCTATCCGTATTCATAAGCAAACTTTAAAAAATGTTTGGAGAAAGCAGTCTAAAAGTTGCGACAAAGTACTCACAAAGTTGGAAGAAAGTGGTCTCTTTGTGGTCACAAAGTGGTCAGAAAGTGACTACAAAGTGGATACTTTCTTGAAAAGTTTATATGAAATTGATATACCTAACCTTGCGAAATATATGGGAAAATATGAATCCAAATTGCCACCAAATTCCCCTAATAAAAGAAAAGAAAAAGAAAATAAAATAAAAGAAAACAAAGAAAAGGAAAATGTTGTTGTTGAAGCTCCTCAGGTTGGCTCGTTTAATTCAGAATTGGAGCATGGCATTGATGAAGTATTTAACGCGTACCGCTTTACTATTAACTACCCGCGTGATGTTTTTGAAGAGTTTGCACTTGAAGCGTATCCAATTTATTTAGCTAGTACTAAACCAGACAAAAGTTGGGTTAGGTTTTTAACGGCCTACATAAAAAACAATAAACATAGAATCGAAGAAAAAATGCTTGACGGTTATAAATCAAAAAAGCTTCTCGAGGATGACAAGTCCGAATACTCAGACCTAACAGCTACCTTCAAGGGGATTGTTGAAAATGAAAATAACTAACGCTCACATGACACAAGAGGATTTACAGGAAAACAAATCCGCGCGCGATGAAATGCGAATCAGGAGCAGTTTAAAATGTTTTAGTTCAACTAACGGTTTAAGGCCCTCTGAATTGTCTGTCATGCTTGGGGCTTCTGGCAATGGCAAGTCTACACTTTGCAGGACGATTTCAATTGAATGCGCCTTCTACCACACAAAGACTTTACACATACTTTCGGAAGAAAAAACGGCTGTTTATAAGCAACCAATTAACGAGCGAATCAAGCAAATAGCCAAGCCTGGAACTGAAGACAAGTACATGAACAACCTGCTTTTTAGCTCAATGCTCGAGTGGCCAAAGGAAAAGAAAAACGAAATGGCTTTTTTTAGCTTTTTGGAAAACGCGGTCAATGAACACCTTCCAGAGCTTGTGATATTCGACAACTTCACAACAAGCTTTTTCAACTCTCTCCACGTCTCGAAACAGGGGGAGGTTATCGATAAGTTTAGAAAGTTTGCTTCAACCTACGACATTGCAATTTTGGCAGTATTTCACACCGTCAAAGGAACAAATATTTACAATAAACTCATAACCGGAGAGGATGTTCGCGGTAATTCTACGGCAACGAACGGAAGTGGTTACGTTTACACCATTCAGAACTTTTTTAGGGCCAAGCCTGAGCCGGCATCGGTGCTTACAATTGAAAAGGCAAGGTATCACCCAGAAGTCAACCAGAGCCATTGGAGATTGGTTTTCGACAAGGAGTCTGGGCTTTATGTCGGCGATAAGAAAATAGACTACGACACTGTTGTTGAAATTCAAAAATCAGCCTTAGCCCCTGTAAAAAAGACATACACAAGCAGAAGTTTTTAATGTTGTGATACGATTGCGGAGAGGTGGAAAATGGTTAAAGTAAAAACAACAGGCGAGCGAGTTTTTCAATCTGAGCAAGAAGTGAAAACGAGAAAAGAGAAAATTGCACAATTGGCCAAAGCAAGCAATTTGCCTGAGCACATGGGCGAATTACTTCTTTCCGAGATAAGACTATCGACAGACGATACTAATAAACAACTGAGAGAGCGTGCAGAACTACTGGGGCTTATGTGAATAAATCATGTGTATGTGTTAATGAAAAATACTTAACCTACGACCATGCTTCCGACTTAGAAAAGCAATGGGATTTATTGCCAGACACCAGAAAGGCTTTAATTCTAAAATACGCAACCCTGCTTAGGCGATTCAACAAAGACCCAAACAGTGTATCGAAAGAATTTAAAAAATTTATTTTGGAAAATTCTGAGTGTGAAACTTGGCTAATTCCCGGCAACGCAACGCAAAGATATATTTTGGTTTAAACCGTTTTTTAATCGAATCCTTGTCCGACATCGTATTTTAAATAAAAACCTTTTTAATCAAGAACTAGATAGCTTAGAATTGATTTTAATAACATTCTTCAAGGTAAGATTTAATATTTATCAAGCACCCATTTATTTCGCACTTCGCAAAGTCTCCACCCTTTTTCGATTAGCCATGCCTTATATGTGGGATATTTCTCTGCCATGTATTTTACGCCTTTCATTCCTTTTTCGGTGTGGCAGCGTCGGCACATCACGGAAATGTTGCGATGATCTTCTGCAAGTTCAGGGTGCGCCTTCCTTGTGAGGCAATGTTCATAATCCAAGGGATAAAATGAGCCATTATGACCGCAACAGATGCAGAACTCTTTAGCAATCATCTTTTATGCCTTTAAAAATGTGCGCAATTACATCTACTGTCCAACCATTTCCTAGCATCTTATACGCCTGCGAATTTGAAACGTTCATTTTATAATCATCGGGAACAGTCTGAAGTCTCTTGCACTCAAGAACGGTAAGCTTTCTCCACTTTAAATCACTTGTCTCAATATTTGTACTACTTGCAAATGACTTAGTAAGTGCATGAGAGACTCCATTGACTGAAAAAACCCTATCTTGCATGTGGGGCTGCTTACCGCCCGCGCTTTTGCCTGGGTTAACTTGTAAAATTTTAGGCTCCCTATGTCCTCCGCCCATCGTTGTCAGTGTTGGCGCCTTACCATCTGGGTGATAAACTCTCTTTATAGAATCATTTCCCTTAAGGTCGGCATCACCTACATGGCACAACTGATCTTTTGAGAAAACAAGTTGCCTTCTATGTTTTTCAAAGTAGCTTTTTAAATTTCCACCCTTAAAGTAATTTGCATCGAGGCAATGAGATTTTTCTCTATCAACTCCTCCGTCTTCAATTATATCCTTTAACAAAATCCCCTTATGTTCTGGTTGTTGAACATTTGGAATATTTGTCCAGTAAAGCCTCTTCCTGTTTTGAGCAGAAACGAGTGCAGAATTTATCATTATAGGCTCAACACCAAGTGCATTACTTATGACTTCTTGAAATTCTTTTTTCATCACTACGTTTTCTAACAAGAAATATTTTGGCTTACATTCTTTTAAAATGCGAACAAACTCAAAAAATAAAGCTGATCTGGGATCGTTAAAATTTAACTGTTTCCCCGCAAATGAAAACCCCTGGCATGGCGATCCTGCAATAAGCAAATCTATTTTCGGAAGCTCATAAGTATTAACTTTAGTTACATCGCCTAAATGAATTATGTCCGGCCAGTTTTCCTTGCTAACCTGAATAGCATATTTATCAATTTCGCTTGCAAAATATTTATTTACTTTAATCCCTGCTTTTTCAAGGGCAATCCTTCCACAGCTCATTCCATCAAATAAACTTAATACATTCACTCTTCTTCCCCATAAATTTCCCTTAACTCTTCTTCTTCAAGGTCGCGCTCTTTTTCTAGCAACTCTCCGACGCAATACTCGCACATAATATCGTCACTGTATTTGTGGATCATTAGTTTTTCGCGTGTTTTGCACTTTGAGCAGATTGCCAATTGGTAATATTTTGCAGAGGATTTCATTCTTCTTCCTCCTCTCTGAGTTCTTTATTTGCACAATGTGAGCATAGATATTTATGGTAGCTCCCATCGCGGACTTCGCACAGTTCCTCATCAGGGTAAATGTTCTGGCATCTTTCGCACTCAAAATCGTCTGACTCGTCTGGAATTAAAAACTTAGCTTCTGCTCTTTCGTAACTCATAATGTCTCCCTTGATGGGGATAGGTTACTTCAAGTAAGTTATTTAGTAAAGAGTAGTGAAGTTTTTACAATTCTTCCAAGTCGTCTATTTTAAGCGACTCTCCGGGGAATAAACTCATGAGCTTTGAAGCGCTCGCAAAAAGAACCTTTTCCAATGTGGAAAACTCAATAATATATCCTGCGCGAAAGCCGGATCTTTGAAGTCCTAGTAAGTGTTTGACTTGATCGTGATTGACTAATGAATAGCGAAAAGTCTTATCTTTGGTTGATTTGGCATCGAAGTGAATTGATGATCCTGGTTTGTGGGCAAGGAAATCGAAAGGCGTTTTAGTGCGGATGATTTTAAAGGCGCTTGCCTGTCGGCACCCATCAGGGATCCGTATAACGGTATAGCCCTTGAGCTCTAAAATCGTTTCAATCTTAGTCTCAAAGGCCTTACCTATTTTTGCGTTACTCTTGGTTTTCAATCTCTGCCAACATCTCGATAAAAAGTTGCTTGTTAGACAGATAGTAATTGATATTTGCCAGCAATTCAATTTCCCAAGGCTTTTTAGTAGCGCGCTTTTCTATTGTTTGGGCATAGTCCTCTAGTTCTTGGAATGTAAAATCCTTGAACTGTTTTCCGCGA